ACAATTTTGAATCAATCCATGAGGAGTTTTTAAGCATGAACAAAATTTTACAGACACACGGAAACACTAAATTGGTGTTAGATGCTGTCAAAGAAAATACAGACATACCTGTTCCTCCTTTGGACACAATACAGCAGGCATACGTTTATGCAAAACTAGAGAAACAGCACGATTTTATCACCATGCCCATGACTGAAACTTTCTTCAAAACAACCAAAGAAATAACTGACTATATAAAATTATACCCACAGCACTACAAAGCGATGAATCCTAATTTACCAAAATTCAACAACATAGACAATCCTTTCTTTTTACATAGACAGAACAGAAAATGAGTGCTATAATACGTTATGACACACATACTCATAGACACAGCAAACACATTCTTTAGGGCAAGACATGTTACAAGAGGCGACGCTTCTGAAAAGATAGGCATGGCCATACACATCATGTTCGCTTCAGTCAAAAAGGTATGGGCTGATTTTGATGGATCCCATGTTGTGTTCTGTTTAGAAGGTAGATCATGGCGTAAGGATCACTATGCACCCTACAAAAGGAATCGTAAACAAGCCATGGAAGCCATGAGTCCTACAGAACAGGAAGAAAATAAAGTATTCTGGGAATGTTATGACGACTTTGTTGAATTTATTAAAACAAAAACCAATGTTACAGTATTGCACAACTCAAGAGCAGAAGCAGACGACCTAATTGCTCGTTGGATTGACCTGCACCCTGAGCAAAATCATGTTATTCTTAGTTCGGACAAAGACCTAAATCAATTAGTAAGTAAAAAAGTACGACAGTACAATGGAATTACAGAACAAACTATCACACATGAAGGTTGGTTTGACGCTAAAGGAAAACCTGTGATAGATAAAAAAACTAAAGAAGCCAAAGGAGCACCTAATATTGAATGGATGCTGTTTGAAAAAGCCATGAGAGGCGATCCTTCCGACAATATATTTTCAGCATACCCAGGCGTGCGAACCAAAGGCACAAAGAATAAGATAGGTTTAAGAGAAGCATTTGAAGACAGAACTACTAGAGGATACACTTGGAATAATTTGATGCTGACCAAATGGGTAGACAAAGACGGTAAAGAACATCAAGTATCAGAAGACTATGAAAGAAACGCCTTATTAGTTGACCTCCATGCTCAACCAGAGGCTATAGTTCAAGAGCTAGATCAGACTATTAATCAGGCACGAGCTGAAAATAAAAACATATCTCAGGTGGGCATAAGATTTATGAAATTTTGTGGCAAGTATGATTTGCAAAGAATATCACAACAGGCACAACTATATGTAGAGCCGTTTAATGCGAGACTGACGTGAACATAGGCTTTGTCGGTTTAGGAAAAGTTGGAACTTATATTGCATCAAGTTTACTCAGAGAAGGATTCAATGTCACTGTTTACAATAGAACACCAACAAAGGCCAAACAATTTGCTAAAAAATTCCACAGTGTGTATGCAAAATCTATCCAAGATCTTTGTAAAAATAAAAAAATAATTATTCTGTGTGTTGATACAGAACAAGCTGTTGAAACACTCACAAATCAAATAAAACATTACCTTGCACCTAACACTATCATCATTGATCATAGCACAATTAATTACGAAATTTCTAAAAAGATTCATAAAAGTTTAAAAAAACAAAAAATTAGTTTTTTAGACGCCCCGATTACAGGCGGTCAACAAGGTGCACAAAGCAGTATAGGTGGAATAATGGTAGGTGGAGACAAAGAAACTTTTGCTAAAACTAAAAAAATTATACAATCCTACACAACAACTTTAGAATACATGGGTGCTTCAGGACAAGGACAACTTACTAAGATAGCAAATCAAATTTGTAGTTTTAATATCAAACAAGGTCTGTTAGAGGCACTGGACTTTGCTAACAAATATAAAATTCCTAGAAAAAAGTTAGTAGAAATTTTATTAAGCGGTTCAGCATTTTCATTACAGTTGACTAAAAACTTACAATCAATTAACCAAAAAAAATATGAAAAAGAAAGACATTATGCAAGGAAAGAGATAGGAATAGCTATTAAAAATGCAAAAAGTAAAAAATTACGGTTGCACTGTACTGAACAACTTGCTAAACTAATAAGAACATGACAATAAACGCAAAAACATTAGTAAAAGATAAATTTTGGATCATTGAAGAAAATGGTCAAAAATTAGGTACACTTCAAAAACAAGATAACAACGGTTGGATTTTTTTGAGCAAGAAAGATGCACGAGAAGTTTTTCATACTCCAGAAAANCTNAGAGAAAGATTTGGTATTGATATTTTAACNATTGANCCTGTNGCNGAAACACAANCAGAAGAGAATACTGAAAATAATTTTGAAGTGCATGAGTATCCTGTATCACAACAACCATACAATCCTATGTTCGATGTGCAAAAACAGTTGCCAATTTACTCTAAAACTCCTAAATCCAAGAGTCTGTTTTGTGCAGGTTATTACATAATCTGTTTTGAAAAAGGTTGGAGAAAAGCCTACTGTCCAAAACTAATTACATTACAAAGATATNCTTACAAAGGACCAATAAAATCAAAAATAGAAATGCAACAGGTGTTAAACAATGCAATCAAAGAACAAAATACAAACACGTCCAATTGAAGATTTCATAGGACAAACTAGAAGTGCTAAAAATAGTCAGCAAAAAATAATAACTTTGCCAATTAAAGATGCTGAAAGGTTGGCTGATAGTTTGGGTCAGGTCATGACTAGACTTGCAGGCATACAAGAAGAAATCATCGAAACATTAAAAACTGCCCAACAAGCACAGACCATTAACGTTGAAATGGACGGTGGCGACTTCTCTAAAAACAAGTAGACATAATCATCTTACACACATCTTAAACTGTTTCCAATTATTTTTTGGTAAATATAGTTACAACCTATGAGTAGACCGAAACCTACAGTGCTGTTAACTATCAGCAATAATGAAACCTATAAACAGGAAGAAGTCCTTGCGGCCGAAGGCATATGGGCAGTGTTCTATGACGGTAAACCAATCAACCTAAAGAGTTCCAGTTTGGTAGCCAACTACCCAGGACCCAAGTATAAAAAAGTATCATTCTCCAACCCAGGTCACGCAGAAAACTTGGCTAAGAAACTTAATGCCCAACACAAAACAGACAAGTTTGCAGTACACATTTTAAAATCCGGCGATAAATTTACTAGATAATTAAGTGTATGGACACTAAAACAGCCTACACTCGNACCTTCATGACCTTGTTGGAACAGCCTATACACGATGAGAGCATCAAAAACAACTACTATACCTGGTGGCAGAATGTGAGAGAAAGCTACCAAGCAAGATCACTGAGACTAACAAAAGAAGGTCTAAAGATGCTGGAAAAATTGGAAATCAAAACTTACACCATCAAATTTCCAGATAAAATAATATTCACACCCCAAACATACCTCTGGTTGGATGAATTTGTTGACTGCCCGTATTTTGTAGATAAGAAACAGATACACGTCACAATGGAAAAAATGGCTCTACAGCTCATGATGTTCGCTGGAGATGTTACCAAATACGGTCTGGCTAGGGCAATGAGCCAATTAGACGACAAAAAAACACAATAAAACTGCGACTTTTTAGCCAGTTGACGTACTACATATTTCTGCTATAATGATACTATAAACATTTTAAACAGGAGTGTACAAAAATGGCAAGAACAAGCAAACACAATAAAGAAGCAGTAGTAGGCAGTCAAAACAGAACTGTTGGACCAAACGAGGCAAAATCAGCACTAACACATTGTATTCAATTACAGAGACCCATAATGATGTGGGGAGCACCGGGTATTGGTAAGTCAGACATCGTTAAACAGATTGCAGACGCACAGAAAAGAGAAGTTATTGACATTAGACTTCCACTATGGGAACCTACAGATATCAAGGGTATTCCTTACTATAATTCAAAAGAGAACAACATGGTATGGGCAAGTCCGGCAGAACTGCCAACTGATCCAGAGTCAACTGCTATTGTGTTCTTAGACGAATTAAATTCGGCGGCACCAGCTGTACAGGCGGCGGCGTATCAACTTATATTAAACAGAAGAGTAGGACAATATCACCTACCCAAAGGCGTTTCAATTGTAGCGGCTGGTAACAGAGACAGTGACAAAGGGGTTACTTACAGAATGCCGGCTCCATTAGCAAACAGATTTGTTCACATAGAGCTAAGAGTGGACTTTGACGACTGGATGGAATGGGCAACTACTAACCACATACATCCTGATGTTGTAGGTTACTGCACATTCGCCAAACAAGATTTGTATGATTTTAATCCTAGAGGTAGCTCTAGATCATTTGCAACTCCAAGATCATGGAGTTTTGTTTCACAACTTCTATCAGATGACCTGCCAGAAAGTACGCTCACTGACCTCGTTGCAGGTTGCGTAGGAGAAGGTCTGGCCGTTAAGTTTATGAATCATCGTAAAATTAGCGGTCAGTTACCTAACCCATCTGATATATTAAGCGGTAAAGTTAAGGATCTTAAAACAAAAGAGATATCAGCAATGTATTCATTGACTGTTAGTTTATGCTATGAATTACAACAGGCATACGAGAAGAAAGCTAAAACATGGAACGAATCAGCAGATAGATTCTTTAATTACATGATGGACAACTTTGAGACAGAGTTGGTTGTTATGGGTGCCAAGATTGCACTAACGAACTATAAACTGCCATTTGATCCTAGCAAGTTAAAATCTTTTGATAGGTTCCATAAGAAGTTTGGCAAGTATGTCATAACTGCTATGGAGTCTAAATAATGAAAAAAGGCGATTTAATAGATCCAAAAAATCCTCATACAGTTGGCAGAAGTTTTCTAAATCTTGGAAATCATACACTGACTATAATTTTTATTTCTATAATTGTTTTTATAATATATGCGAGTTATAACTAATGGATTATAAAGAACAACAAATTATAGACAAATTGGTAACGGCAAGAATTGCACTATTGCTTAAACATCCTTTCTTTGGCAATCTTGCTACTAGATTAAAACTTGTGAATGCCAACGACTGGTGCCCGACAGCAGGTACAGATGGCAGACACTTCTTCTACAACACTAAATTTATAGATTCACTTACACCTAGAGAAGCAGAATTCTTATTTGGACATGAAGTGTTGCACAATGTTTTTGAACATATGATGGTAAGGATAGGCGACAGAGATCCACAACTTTGGAACATCGCGGCAGACTATGCCGTCAATCAAATTCTCAAAGATTCTAGCATAGGAGAAATGCCCAAAGGTAAGAAAGGTGAGAACAAAGGCTTTCAAGATGAAAAATACAAAGATTGGCCAGCAGAACGAATCTACGATGATCTCTACAAGCAGGCTAAAAAGAACGGTAAGAAGATGTTAGACAAAATGGGTGAGCTTATGGACGATCACCAAGAGTGGGGCAACAGTGAAGGCAAAGGTAAAGACAAGAAAAACGGCAGTGGCAAACCCTCATATTCTAAAGAAGAATTAAAAAAAATTAAAGATGAGATCAAAGAAGCAATGATATCCGCGGCACAATCCACGGGATCAGGTAATCTACCAGGTGCTATACAGAGAATGGTTCAAGAACTTACAGAGCCTAAAATGGACTGGAGAGAGATTATACAACAACAGATTATGAGCACAATGAAATCGGATTATACTTGGATGAGACCTAGCAGAAAATCATGGCACACATCTGCTATTCTGCCAGGACAGAACAACGATGAGATGATTGACATATGTTTGGCTCTCGATGCTTCAGGGTCTATCTCAGACCAGCAGTGCAAAGAATTCCTTACAGAAGTTAAAAACATCATGGATCAATACAAAGACTTTAGAATACATTTATGGAGTTTTGATACCAAGGTATTCAATCCACAAGTATACACACCGGATAATGCTGATGAATTGTTAAACTATGAATTTGGTAATGGAGGCGGTACAGAGTTTGAATGCAACTGGGATTGGATGAAAGAAGAGGGCATTGTGCCTAAAAAATTTATTATGTTCACTGATGGATGGCCGTTTAATTCATGGGGTGACGAAAACTACTGTGATACAATATTCTTAATAAACAATCCATGGGAGAAAGGCATAGAAGCACCATGGGGAATGACTGTGCCCTATGAGGATTAAATAAAAATATGTTTGAGAATACCTTTTACAGATCAACTTGGTTTGGTTTAAAACACAGACCACTGGATCATTATCCAAAACAAGAACCATACTTTGTAAGTGTTGGTACTTGTGTGGCAAGAGATCATAACAAGTTTAAAAATTCTATGTATCTTGATCAGATATCCAAAAAAATGAATTTGGATTATTTGAATATTTCATTAGATGGAAACAATTTGCAATGGCAAGATATAAAATTAAAAAAAGTGTTAACAGAACTAAAACCAAAGTTTATTTTAGTGCAATTACAGAGACCGTACTATTGGTATAATGATCCTTTTTACAGAGTTCTAGGTGATAAAAATATTAATTTAAAGCACCCTTTACCTACAAAAGATGCTTATATCAAAGGTTGTAAATTTTTGGAGGAAATGGTATGTTGGTACAATAACAATGCAACCAATGTATTTTTCTTTAATCATTTGTGCTACTCAAAATTTGAATTTAGAATGCTACAAAAAACTATTGGAAAATTTAAAAATGTTTACCTTGATAGATGGATACACAGTGCAGATCAAACAGATTTTGATCAAACTACGCATGACACTATCAGTCAAAAATTATTACCATGGCTGGAAGACGGAATTAAATAGATATATGTTTAGAATAGCAAAAGAACATTTAAAAAATAGTAAGATGAAATTCTTGCCACATTTAACACACTCTCTTTATAACGGGTGGAGATGTTTTGTGATTTTTTTAAGTTCAATTATTCATGCTTTTTTCCCAATGTTCTTAAAACAACATGCCGCAAGAAGTATTGTTAAA